ATCATCACTTGTAGCGAATCTAGGGGGGAGTTAGTCCGTGGGTGTAAAAAACACCCATTGTCATTTTTGAGTCGAATCATTTTTTACGCGGCTTTAATACAGAAACAATATACTTACGGTTCGTTTGTAGCCCCGCAGGCATAAGGTCAGGGTTGTCCTCAAGAAACTCTTGCATAGATTTGGTAGAGATTCGTTTTTCAAGTAAGTGAAAGGCGTCGTTCTTCCTTATGAATTCGTGCATCCTTTCCCAATCGCTAGTCCAAAAATGAGTCTGCACTCGGCGGCTAACTGTGCCAGAGGGCGTTCTTAGACTATCTAGGTCTTGCTCTTCACAGAGCGCAAGCAGCTTCTCTACTACGGTCTCTTGCTGCTTTTTAATTGCTTTTATGTCTTCTTCTTTCTCTTTAACCGCTTCCCGCATCTTGAGATATATACGAGTTAGTTTGTCTGCTGAATCTTTCATGGCACCTCCTATTAGCAAGGGATAGCCAGTCTAGAGCAAACTAGTTTACATTGTCAAGCGTCTAATTCTTTTTTGTACAAATCAATTATTTTAGTGTGGTTAGCTATGTTTGACCGTAACATCTTGTATAGCCGACGTTCTACTTCACTACCCTCAATGTGCACCACAGTCATTGGGTTGTGTTGTCCGGGTCTGTCTATCCTTGCATTAGCCTGTAGATAAGTCTCCACGCTAGTAACGGGTGCGTACCATATCACTGTGTTAGCGGCGGTTAACGTAAGGCCGTGCGAGGCTGCTTGGGGCTGTATAATAAGCACTTTAACTTTATCTGTAGTCTGAAAATCTTTTATTATATCGCTGCGTTTGTTAACTGATACCTTACCCGAGATTATTTCAGAGGTTATTTTATGCTTGGTGCAAAATTCTTTAAATAAATCAATCGTGTGAGTAAATGGCACAAACACAAGTACCTTGTGCGAAGACTCGTCTATTACTTCCTTAACAACGTTAAGGCGGTTGCTTACGTCGAACTCTATGACCTCACGGTCATCTGAATACACAGCACCCCCCGAAATTTGCAGCAGCTTATTAAGGTTAGTCGCTGCGTTTACGGATGTAACTGATTCGCCGTCTGCTTCCATAATCATGCGGTCTTTTAAAGTCTTGTAGTACGAGGCTTGTTGCTTGGTAAGCGGTGCTTCTCTGTCTACGTAAGTAACACTAGGTAAATCCAAACAGTCTTTTTTGCGAAATCTAATCGCCGGTTGCAGCGCAGCGTGGACTATTTCACTAGCTTCTGGCTTCGGACGCCAAACATACTGGGACATTTTATACATTACTTTGTCTTTGAACTGCCCGTAATACTGAGGGACATTTTTTGGGCTTACCAGTTTGGCTAGCCCAAAGGCATCGGTAGGGGCTTGTGCTGCTGGAGTACCAGTTAACATCCAAAGCCATTCTACGTTTTTACATAAATCACGTAGTACTTTCCACCGGTTTGTCTGCGCATTTTTATACGCACTGGCTTCGTCCACTACGATGAGATCAAATCCGCCTTGCTCTATCTCTTCTTTAACTACTGCTACCCCGTCGAAGTTTATAAGCACAAACTCACAACCTGCGTTAATTATCTTTCGTCGCGCTGCGGAGGTTCCGTGTGCTACTGAGCAAGAGCGGTGCATAGCGAACTTAAACAAATCTTCCTGCCACGCAGACTTCATAATAGACAAAGGGCATATAACTAACACACGGTTAATGATTCCTTCCTGCATAAGGTAATCTGCTGCCCATATTACAGAAGCAGTTTTGCCCGTACCTTGCTCGTTAAAACAAAATGCCTTTTTGTTAAGCGTTAAGAACGAAGCGGTCTTCTTCTGGTGAGCAAACGGATCAAAGCGCCCAGACCACTCGTACTCGCGTCCTATGGGAGAAGGTACATCTTTAACACCTAGACTATTTAAGACTTGCGCCTCGTGTAGCCGCCAAGGCAACGCCAATTTAAAATACCCGTCGTCTTGTTCCGCTACTTTGTAGTTTTTTAAGTGTTCGGTAACAAGGTGGGGCCGCTTTGTCTTGAGCACTATTGCTCTGTTGTTAACTATTTTCATGCTTTAGATGTCTTTTTCCGTTCGCGCTTACTAGTTTCTGACACTAGGTTGCCCCTAGAGTCCCGCTTAAAGGATCGGTTGCGGCTCGCTGTTTCTACTCTAGTACCGTCAGAGTTCTTGCCGCCCTTATCCATAGCCTTAACGTGCGCTACATCGTTACCGTCACCCTTAGAAACTTTTCCCTCTCGCATCGCTTTACGCCTAGCTTTGTTCCGCTGCGCGCGTTTCTTTTTCTGCTCTTCAGTGCCTTGGTACTTAGCGTACTCGGCTTTGTAGTCCCGTTTTTTAGTAGGCATGGTAGCCTCCTTTGTTAATGTAATGTTTTCTTGTAGCTTTCACGATTTGTAATCTCAGCTACGCTGTTAGCAAATTCTAAAATGACTATGTTATTAGGCATAAAAAGTTCATCGGGTATTGGGTTGTTACCCGCAATAAGCGCTGCTAATTCAAAATCAAGGTTCGGATACTTTTTTGTCCACCGCTCAAAAACCTCACGTGCCAGTTGCTCGTCGTGGTAGTTTCCGTCTATATAAGTCGTTTCATCTACCTCTACCAATATAACGTAGTTATTACTCATTATCGTTTCCTGTGGTGTTCGCAACTAGTGACCGGACAGTACGCACATAGGGGACCGTCCATAGCATTCCAAACATCGTTTTCTTGTGCTACATCTAGTCTTTCTAACGCGTCGTCAAACACACTTAAGTAAGACTTGTACATGTCTACCGTGTGCTTTTTCTGTATGAACTCGTTACTTACTACGTATGCTAAAGCAGACTTAACTACCTTTACTTCGGGGTAGTGCACGAATACAGCACCCGCTAACATGTCAAGCTGTTTGGTATCCGCATACTTGGCGTTCTTACCTGTCTTATAATCTATAAGAAAAGCCCTCTCGCCGTTAACTATTAATAGGTCAGCAATCCCCCGCCACCAAACGTCTTTGGCAAAAAACCCAGTAGGTTTATAAAGGTTATCATCTTTGGCAAGCCCCATGCGTATCTCGCAGTGCTTCTCCCCCGCTATGTTGTTTAGCGCGTCTAAGGTCTTCTTTATATAGTTAAACTTAGCGGGTATTGGAGTGTTCGTTTTTATGTAGTCTTCCGCTGCTTTGTGTACTTCGTTTCCATAGTACATTGCAGAGCTGCCTACATCTTTTACGTCCTTAGCTACCTTCAAATGGTAGTATTTCTTAGGGCATTGCTTGAAGGTACTTAAGCTGCTGTAGGACCAAGCTGTCATATTAGACCCCTTTCCTTTAGAATTTCATAGTTCGCTGCGTGTGCGTCTTCTATTTCTTGCTTGCTTTGCCCGTGGTACGGCACCGCTAAGTGTTCTGTAACCAACGCCGTGTTGATTGAGGTTTTGTCTGATACAAATATCACTCCCAAGAATCTGCCAAACTTTCCTTTTTCTCTGGTTTGGAGAGTATAGGTTCCTCCGATGTGGAGCGCGTCTTCGACAAACGCTTTTGCCAAGAGTCCGGCAGCTTTTTCTTCAGCATCTCTCGTGCGGCACTCTGGAGTATCAACACCATAAAGACGTATGCGCTCGTTATGAATCCAATGACTAAAACCAAGATCAATATCAACATCGACTGTATCTCCGTCTACGACTCTCACAATCTTGCAGGGGTATTCATACACTCTCTATCTCCTCAAGGTGTTTGACGGTTAGCTCAGCAGCACAAATAGCCGTGCCATTTATATCCTTACCTGCTTTTATGATGTCGAGCATAGTCTTTAAAATGTAAAGCAGGTCTTTTCGGTCTTCAGCTACCATTCAATTTCCCCTCTCTCTTTGTAGGGCGGGGCGCGCCTATGTCTCGGTTGGTTGGGTCGGTTAACGAATTGTTTCGTCCACCGTCGAACCGCTTCTTCGGGCCTTCGGTTAAAGTAAATGCGCGTGGCGGGCACTGCGTTATCTTACCCCCTCTGGCTAGATATTTTTTAATCTCCTGCGCTATCTTCTCCCGCCCTTCTTCTTTCTGGTCAGGGGTCAACGTGTTTATCTTAGTAGTAGTCACTAGTTAATACCTGTGTAGAAAATATGTTTGCTTATCTTAGTGGTTATCTCGCCGTTGTATGCCCACTGCGGAAACACCTTTGTACTATGGTAGTGGGTCGCGCCATCT